TTACAAAAACTCGTTGTAATAGTCAGAATTAGGTGCAAAGACTTCCCCGCCATCCTTCATCTTCTTAGCTTTGACTTTATCCCCGTGACCTTCTCTTATCAAGAACTGCTCGAAGCTCATAGAGTCTGAGGCTGGTCCATCAAAGAACTCTTTTCTTAAATCCTTCTCTTTTCTTTTGTCACCTGCTTTAGCCACCTTGACCTCCTTGGTTGTTTTGTTGTTTCATTTGCTCACGTTGTAAAGACGAATCAATCCTAGCCTGCGCTATATTTTCAGAGCTCTGTATCCTCTTATCAAACTGCTCTCCGCGCTGCTCGACCTTCTTCTCTTCTAGTCCAAGTTTAGCTTTGTCTACCTGAGAATCATTCTGTTCAGCCTGCGCTTTTAACTGTAGCTCCTGTTCTTTTAACTTTACAAGAGGATCCGGCTGACCCGCACCACTTAGTTGTCCGCTTAATGCTTTCAGCTGCGACATGCCTTCTGCAACATATTGAGCTGTCTTGGCTTCCATATCAATCATCTGCTCTTCAGAAATAGCCTGACCACCGCCAGCTTGGATCAAATCAACCGCAGCTCTTTCACGAGCTCCAATCTTAACGTGCTCCATTATGTGCTTCTGTAAAGCTACCGCCATAGGAGGTGATTGAGCCACAAGAGGTGTAGATCCAAAAACCATGTGAGCCATTATATGGGCCTCATGGGACTGACCTTCAAAAACAGTAAGTTTTATCTGATCCAAAACATCTATGTTTTCCTGAGCAGGATCCTTTGGTATCGCCTCCGGCTCTGGAGTTCTCTTCAAGACCCTGTCTATATCTCTTACACCCAACGCCTCATACATATCCCTAAACACTTCGTACATGTTGTGCATATCAGGAGCTGACGTGGCTAGCTGCATTTTGGTCTGCGCCAAAGATATCCTTTGTGCCTGACTAAATACATTCGGATTAGATACAGGTAATACATCCACCCTATTATCAAAGTCAGCTCTTCTAATACTCCCGTCAACACCCGTGATACTATACGGATACTCGTCAGGTAAAAACTCAGACATAACTTTAGATAACAGCTTGAACTCCAGTTTCATCGCATAATGTAATCTTTTATGCACCGCAGACATGACCCGTGAGCCCTGTTCCAACATTGCTATAGTAGTACCTACAGCTGCATTTTGATTTCCATCACCAACTTTCAAGTCTGTTATGGTAGCGAATCGCTGTCCCGCATCAACTACAAAACCTAATAAGGCCATCAAAGTCTGGTCAGGTCCCTTGAACGGTAACGACATTAAACTCGCTTTTATATCACCACCCGGAGCATCTACGTCTCTAAACTCTCCCGGCTGTAACGGCTCGTCATCATCCCTGATCCGTAGGCCGCGGGCCTTAAATCCTGCTGGAAGATTAGATAACGTACCAGCATCAATCAACTGCCTCAAAGCAGAAGTCGCGGTTCGCGATAAACCACCTATAGTATGTATCAAACCTAATCCATAGAAACCAAAGCCTGGAAGAAACTTGTAATGTACAAAATATTGTATCTTAGCCTTCTTCTCGTCATCTTCCCTGTAGTTCCTGCGAATCGACAGAATCTGGCCATTATCCTGTGATATTGTCACAACATACGGTATCTTTATACCAGTAGGCTCTCCATCTTCTCCAACTTCTTCATATCCTTCTAAATCCAGATCTACATGACATTCCAGTAATGTGCAGTCATAATCAATCTGTGACGGATACATCCCATCAATTCTCTCTATCTCATCACTTAAACTACCTGATTCGCTCTGAGCCGGAATAACAGGAATGTCCCTGTAAAAACCAGCTACCTGCCTCTTTCTTAAATCATTTAAGCTCATCTTTAAAACTTGCGTGATATTAGGGCACGTCTCTAATCCGCTAGTGTTATACGGTACAATTAAATTCTCTGCCGGAACAAACTTACTTACAGCTCGATCCAAGTTCTCATCATAATAGACCTTCTTGAACGTACTACCCGCTAGTGGCAAAAAGAATAACATCTGATCTAACTCAGGTGTATACTCCTCCATCTCACACGTTATGTAGTAGTTCATAAACTCCTTTACACGTTGAGCTTGGTCTTCTTTTTCAGGAGTGCTCGACCCAAGCACGGTAGTTCGCACGGGTCCAGTGGGTGGCAACAACTCATTGAAGGCTTGGGCTTGGAACTGTGTGGCTGACTCGGCAAGTAACGGGTGCGTGACACCGCTCGCGCCCCTGAACGGCTGTGATCGTTCTTCATAACTAAATCCCAACAACTCCAAACCGTTAGCGAAAGCATCTTCCCACTCCTGTCTACCACTCTTGTTTTCATCAAACTCACCCACAAGCTCACTGGCTATCCTACCCAGTAACCCATCAGGCATCTCTTCAGCTAAGTTGGCAGAAAAATCTTCAGTCGTGCCTCGTTGATCCTGTGGCTCAAAATCAACGATAACACTTCCATCATCTTCTTCCATAATCTCTACATTATCTGGGATAGGACCCATGTCAAGACTGTCAGGCATCTCTATTTCTACTTCAGCAGCTAACTCCTCTTCGTCTAATTGAGACGGTACGTTTTCTACCATGCTGCCTATCGGTTCTCTTGCCATGTAATTCTCCTTTTAGGTACTATACAACATTCCTATACATTTTAACAGCCCTGTCCTTTAGGCCTATAACACCGCCTTCGGCTTTGTTTTCTTTTCTCGAACCTCTTATAAATTTATCTCTCGCACTCATAACATCAAAATAACTCATGTCTGGTGTAATATCTGTATATGTTTTTTCATAAGGACGATTTGGATCTCCAAATTGTTGTGGAAAAAGATCTGAATAAGACTTTTTATCCATTAATTGGCCACTCGGTGCTGATTTCGACATTTCGGAAATAAACTTTATCGTAGAAGGTTCAAACAACATTTTTATGTTTAAAAGATCATATACCTGTCTTAGTTCTTTTACAGTAAAATTATCTTCCACATCTTCTTTATCCCTGTTAAATAAATCTTTGTTAGGATGAAGATCTTCTATCATTTTTTTAAACTCTACTTTGCCTTCTTCTTCCATGTACATGTTTGTAGATCTTCTGATTTCATTTATCAAAGCTTCCTTTTTATCTCTATCAATATATTTAGGTATATTTTTTAAATCAAATTCTGCAGATACTTTTGCGGCAAAAGAAGATTTTGGATTATCTAAAATCTTCTGAGCCTCTACTAGTCCTCTGTTGGCGTAAACTGAGACCTGATTTAGCATGTTGTCTATATAAGCTTTATTGACTATAGCTTGGATATATCTATGTTCAGCTCTACCTCCTTCGGTATCATCTCCAATGTTTTCATAGTCACCTGTATCTAACTTTTCTCGCAAAGACTTGAGGTCTACATTTGGATCTTTTGTTAAAGTCTCTGCTCCTTTGTGTAAAATCTCGTGCATGATTATCATATCAGTAGGACTTTGAAAATAAGCACTTGCCTGCTTCATCGGCTCAACAACAACCATGTTATCTAAAGGAAAATACTTGCCTCCCGCCAATCCAAGACCTCTAAGTTGTTCAGTCAAAGCTGTATCTTTTTGTTTTACTGTCATATCATCTGTTACAGTTGGATATATTTTAAGAAAATCAGATAAACTTCTGTTGTCCCTTAAACCTGCTTGCATCATTTTATAAGCCAACGGATCAAAACCAACTCTATTGATAAGTTCCAACCCCGCCTCTCTGTCTGCAAGATCCATAAGAGCTTCTTTTTTTGTTTGGACAGGAGCTGTTTCTTGAACAGGCTCTACCTCTTCTTTTGGAAAAGGACTGTTTTGTTCAACAACTCTTTGCTCTTCAAATATATTTCTCTCTGGAACAATAGGTTCCTCTTCAAAAAAACTACCTACATAATCTTTTATCGATTGAACAACTCCGCCAGGTTCCATGTATTGAACGTAAGGCTCTATGCCCTGTGGGCCGCGGTTCATGTTGACCGCTTTGTCTTTCAATGATATCACGCCGCCGTCCTCCTTCATTATGTCAGGATTGGTTCTCTCTTTTGGATCGTTCTTACCAAACTTACCTTTTAAAACAGCCGCACTGCCTTTAGGTCTGTCTATTAACATTATCAAAGATAATGTATTTTTGTCTTCAAAATCGTTTACATAGGGAATATGGGTGTAGTCCTGATTAGCCAATTCTTTTCTTAAACTTATAGCAGCTTCTGTGTTGTTTGTTCCCGTCTTAGCAGCCTTATCTTCTAAATAACGAAACAACTCTGTTTCAGAAAAAGGATCTCCTGTTTTTGGATTTAAAAAAGGTTTGTTGACATTTGCTTTTAAAGGCATGCTTGAACCATAAGAACTTTTGGTCTCTTTACCCACCATAGATTTTAAAAGAGGATTCATAGGAGGTCCTGCTTGTGGATAGTCTCTTCCTTTTACTAAAGCCTCTTCAAAAGGCATACCTTTTTTATATAAGCTCCTAACAGGAGACGATGTATTTAAAGCTACAAACCTATCTCTAGCAGCCTTTGAAGTGGTACCGACATGAAGACCTAAATTACTTATAGGATCATAGGGATTAGCCTTATTTAAATCAAAAATGTTAGGAGGAACATCCGCTTGTGTATAATGATAAACCTCAACAGGCGTGTTAGATCGCAAAAAATTTCCTACAGATTGTTTTTGTCTACCTGAACCATATCCTCCATCAGGTTTTACTTCGCCTAATTCTACAGCCTTTTTGAAATCTATTTTAAAATCTCTTAAAGGAGCGTCTCCAGCAGCCTCTTTGATTACACCCTTATACAAGTTGGAACCTTCTACAACAACCTCATCATAACCATCTATTGTATTTTTAATACGATCCACCTGAGCAGGGTCTTTTAATAAGTTACCCGCTATCTCTTTATCCATCTTTACATCGTAGTCTGGTATCGGAGTGTCTCTTCGTATGAGCCCATACTTAGCCGACATAATAGCTAAGTCTACATTCTCTTCAGGGACCCCAACTTTCTTTATGCTCTTATACATATCACCCGTATAACGATCAAAAGCCTCCATATCCCCCGGATCTGGACATTTATCTGCACTACAAGACACAATCAAAAGTTTACGACCCTTTTTGACTTCAGGATTAAATAAACTACCTGAACCTAAATTTAAATCATCGGGTACCTTATTGGCCTTACTAGCACCTTTTATAACTTTACCTGCAGAAGAAATACCTTTAACGACCGCAGCTGGTACCATAAGAGCTGGGAAAAACGGAGAAGCCGCTAACATTACATCGCCGCTGGCTCCTAAAGTCTGTAGACCTGCATCTAAATAATTACCGCTTTCTATGTTTTCACTAAAAGAGGGCATCGTACCGCCCACAACATTCATATCGGGGCCATAACCTAAAACATCTGAAATACCTGCGCTAGGTAACATATTGGCTCCAAAAGCCATTGCAGCATAGGGGGATATACCCGCTCCTTGACTATCCGCTCTGTCCCGTTCTTCTAAACGAGATAACGCGGTCTCGTCTTCAACCGTAAAGTCATCTTCATAATTTACTTGAGCTTTAGCCATCTCTTCCAAGAACCTGTGCTAGTTGGGCCATGAGCCGTGGGTCGCGGGATTGGTTTACACCACCCTGTTTCATTATACGGTTCATTACCAACATG